ACATAAAAAATTAAAAAATTTCAATCCATCTATTTCTGAGAGGGAAAATATGGAAATTAATGGTTACAGTAAGGTTTATGACTGCGGTAGTTTAAAATACGAATTAAACATTTAAATTAAACAATAAAAAAACCCTCGAATTTCTTCGAGGGTTTTCTATATTTATTTAATTTGTTTTATTGTTCAAAAAGGCTTTTGCCAGTTTTGAAATTACCAACCTTATTCTTAGAAGGATTGGTTAATTCGGACTTATGGTCAAATGGATGTTTACCAGTCTCAGTTCCAACTGTATCGGTTACACTAGCATTTGCTTTACCAGAGGATGCTTTGATGTTACCAGAGGCTGCAAAACCTTTTTGGAGTTTATGACCAGCAGAATCAGGAACTTTCTCAATGTCTGTGGTTTCATAGAAATTATTTTCCTCCTCATTTCCTTCATCTTCGTAATCTTCGTCTTCGCTATCAGAATCGGTATCAACACCGAGGTCTTCCAAATCAGTGTCGCTTTGATCGTCATCACCAACAACGTCTTTTAAAACGTCAAGCAATTTTTTAGCTAAATCCTTATCAAGTGTGATTGTGACTTCATTATCACTGTCGCTATCATCATCACTATCGGTGTCGAGATCGAGATCGGAATCACCAGCATCACCTTCTGGACCTGTGCCGATTCCTGCGTTAAAATCTAGTTCGTCATTATTCATGACATCTTCATAAAGTCTATCAAATATACTCATAAAGTTATTTATACCACTTTCATCAATTTTTTTAGTTTTTTGTGAAAAATTTTTATCTTTTTTAAGTTTCTTTAAATTTTTAACATTACCAGGCCCAGTTTTCTTCAATGTTGAAGGCTCTTTCACATTATCACTGGAATATGGGAAAGTATCTTTGGGCATTTTTGCCTTAACTTGTGCTGATTTCTTTTTAGCGGCTTCTAGTAATACCGATTCATTCATCAAAGATGCTTTTTCATTTTGCATTTGACGATAAATGTTACCAATATCTTTGATTGAGCTTGATCTGTTGTTCGTATTATTCATCATATAGTATTTATACTTTGAGAATCTAAATATTATCAAATGCCATTAAAAAAATTAAAAGAAAAGTTCTATTTGGGCAACAGCAACTTACCAACAGCTCAAACTGAATATGACTATACTCCTCAAATGATAAAGGAGATTGCAAAGTGTAGGAAAAATATTCTACACTTTGCAAGTAATTATTTTTACATTATCAATGTCGATGATGGTAGACAAAAAATTAAATTACATAAATTTCAAACAAGAATTTTAAAAGCATTAACAGAAAATAGATTCAATATATTACTAGCAAGTCGTCAAATTGGAAAAACGACCATCATGACCATATATGCTCTATGGGTTGCATTGTTTGAGGAAGATCAAAGAATTCTAATTGTAGCCAACAAAGAACAAACTGCAAAGATGATTCTTAAGAGAATTAAAACAGCGTTTGAAATGATGCCGAACTTCATTAAAGCTGGTGCTGTAGAGTATGGGCAAACCAATATAACTCTTTCTAATGGCTCAAGCGTTGGTATATCTACAACAAGTAGTGATGCTGGTCGTGGTGAATCGGTAAATTGTTTAGTATTAGATGAATTGGCGTTCCTTGATGCTGGTTTGTTGGAAAATTTCTGGAGATCAGTATATCCAATCATTTCTTCTGCAAAGAAATCAAAAATTCTAGCGGCTTCAACACCAAATGGAATTGGTAATTTGTTTCATAGTTTATGGGAGGGTGCGAATAAAACAGGTGGGGAATGGAATGGGTGGCATCCAGAAAGAGTTGATTGGTGGGATGTTCCTGGCCGTGATGAAAAATGGAAAAATGAAACTGTCAGGACTCTTCAATCTAGGGATGCCTTTTTACAAGAATATGAAAATGCATTTTTAGCATCTGGTGAAATACCAATAGATCAAGATGTATATACCATGTTAGAATCGAGTTGTAAAGATCCAGAATTTATTTTTGATGATGGTCAATATATTGTATGGGATGAACCCAAAGATAATAACTTTTATGCAGTAGGAGTCGATGTTGGTGAAGGATTGAACCAAAATGCTACAGTGTGTCAAATATTAAATGTAACAGATTTAACAAATATTACACAAGATGCCGTATATTACACTAAAAAAATATCACCATATAATTTTGCACAAAAATTACACGATATTCTCCAACAATGGGGGAGACCACCAGTATTGATCGAAAGAAATGGCTGTGGTGCTCAAGTTGTAGATTCATTGAAAAATAACTATGGTTATGAAAATATAGTAACTTGGGGTACTAAAGGAGCGATTGGAAACGATTTTAAGTTGACAAGTAAAAGTGGTATTATAAGTCACCAGAATTCTAAAATAGAAGGTGTGACGAATATGCGTTATTTCTTAAACGAAATGCGTTGTATAAAATTAAGGGATATTAAAACTTTAATGGAATTGAAAGATTTTATCAGACACCCAAATGGTACTTGGAGCGGTAGAACAGCCAATACATTAGATGATAGGGTTATGGCATTAGTTTGGACAGTTGCTATTTTAATTAATGATATATGTAAAAGATATTATGAAATCATATCTGTGGATGATAATCAAAGACCATTAAAAATAAAACCAGCTGATTATGGTATTGGAGATATGATTTCACCAAACAATATATATGTCAATGAAAGGGATGCCCAAGCATTTATGCCATTACCCACAGTTTTTTCAACTTTCAATGATAATTCGGACCCTTTATCGAGTTTACCAGATTATGAAATATTAAAACGTGATGGTTGGGACATCTTTAATAAAAATTCATTCTAAATAATAACATGGCAACAAATCTTTCAATATTTCAATCGGCTTTTAATAAACAGAGAAAAGATAAGTTTATTATGGTTTTTGATTTGCCGAAAATTTTAAAATCACAAAAATCTGTACTTGAAAGATCTAATAACAGAGTCATTCCAGATGCAGTTCAATGTTCCATATATGGTTCAGTTATACCGACTCTAGCTATTCCATCAATAAATACACCTTATGGCGGACAAGTTTCAAAAGTTACATCATACTCTCGTCCAGCTTTTGAAAATATGACTGTCAACTTCACTATAGATAATATGTTTAATAACTATTGGAACATATATCGATGGTTAAATTCATTTAATGATGGTAAGACTGGTTTATACAATTCACCGATAAAATCTGATGGATTTATGCCCGATTATCAAACCAACATAACAATATATGGTAAGGATGAGTATAATAAAAACGTAATAAAATTTGATTTTATACATTGTTTTCCAGTTTCTTTAGGCGGTGTGAGTTATTCTGATAGAGATGCAACGGAAATGGAGTCATCTTTTCAATATTCTTATCATCAATTCAAGGCTGAGTTGATATAATAATAAAAAAAATACAAAAATACGAAAAAACACTCTTGACAAAATATAAATAGTTTATATGGCAAGAACAATTCAATCACCAGGTGTAGAAATTAATGAAATAGACTTAACATTGAGGGCAGATACTGTCGTAGGAACTAATGTATTTATCGCTGGATTCGCAGCCCAAGGCCCTATTGATGAGGTTCTACAGCCAACATCCATTTCGGAATTTGAGCAAATTTACGGTACTCCTACAAATTCAGCAGAACGTTATTTTTATCATTCTGTGAAGGGCGCTATAAATTCTTCACCAGCCAAAGTAACTGTCACTCGTTTACCATATGGTGCTGATAAAGGTGAGGGTTTTTCTAGTTGGAAATATAGTGCATTAGCATATCCAGTGGCTTCCAGATATGCATATAATGTATATCTCTCGGCATTTGAAATGACTTCAATTGTTGTTACTAACAGCGGTTCTGGTTACGTTACAATGCCATCCATAGTTTCAAATGCACCTGGTCAAACAGGGACTGTATTGAAAGGAATTACTGCTGACGATGGTTTAGGTCAAGGGACTTTTGGAATTGAATCTATCGATATTGTATTTGGTGGAGATTCATTTTCTCAACCAACTATAGATATAGGTAAATCCTTTCAAATCACTGACGTTTTAATAGTTGACGGTGGAAGTGGATATTTGAATGAGCCGACGATAGAAATCATTGGAACAAATACGAGAGTAGCTTCCGCTAGAGCCGTTATGCTTGACGATGGAATTGGCACTTTTGTCATAAGTGGCACAACCATTCTTTCAGAAAATAGTGGATCTGGTTATTCTGTTGTACCTACAGTTGTTGTGACAGGCGATAATATAAATACAGCATCTTTCACTGCCAACTTAGGCAACGATGGTACTGGTACTTTTGGTGTAACGTCACTTAATTTGATCAATGCTGGCTTGGGTTATATTACAGCCCCAACCATAACATTCGTGGGGGCAACTACTGGTGTAGCACCAACTGTAGGTGTGGATGGCGCTCTTGCCCCTACATATAAAATTGATAGTATCAATATTTTAGATTACGGTTTAGGCTATGCTGTTCAACCAACTGTAAATGTAACTGGTCCTGTTAGAGCAAGATTGAATTCTGAAAATGATGCTGTTTTAAATGTTGACGGTAATGATACAACTCCATTTGCTGTTGCTATCGGCACTCAATCATTCAGCACATCTATTGAAAGTTCACTAAATGGTGAGGCCAATCCTGGTTTACAAGGAGGGTTGGATACATTACCAACTTCCAATTATACCTTTGACTATCTTGGAAAGACATGTTACATTGGTAAGCCAACACACATTGAGTTGTCTCCAGAAGAATATGAGTCAATTAAACAGGGTAATATAAATTGGACAAATAATCCTACCTTATCCACTCAAGAT